TGCATAGCGGCAGCATCCTGCGCCTGACCTGCCTGCAAGACGGGAGCCGGGGCGACGGTGACGCCGCTGTAGCCTTGGAACTGCGGCACGCTGACCTGACCGCCCGAGAGCAATGCGCTGATCTCGTTGACCGGAATGCTGCGGATCGCAGCCTGCTGCGCCAACGCCTGTTGCACCGCCGTGTTGTAGAACTGCTGCTGCGCGATGTTCTGCTGGAACTGCTGCTGTTGGGCGGCGTTCTGTGCGGCAAGACGCTGAAAGTCAATCGCCTGATTTTGCGCGAGGGCTTGGTTACGCAGTTGCTGGTAATCCATGACCTGCCCGAACCGCTGCGCTTGGGCTGCGTTTTGCGCGGCTTGTTGAGCAAGTTGACGCTGATACGCTTGCGCCTGCGCTTGGTTGTAAAACTCGGCCTGTGCGCCTGACTGTGCTGCCTGCTGCTGCTGACGGGCAAGGTTAAACTCTGCGGCCTGTTGCTGTTGTGCAAAGTTTTGTGCAGCGGCAGCGTTTGCCATTTGCTGTGCCTGCTGGCCCATCCCAAACTGCTGCAGCAAGGCTTCGCGGTTAAATTGCTGCCCTGCCATCGCCTGCTGGTAGGCTTGCTGCTGCGCTTGGTTGAATGCCTCACGCGAGGCCAACGCTTGCTGGAAGTTTTGCGCGCCAGCAGCATTGATAATTTGCTGCAACTGCGCCTGCTGACCGAACTGCTGACCGCCAAGTTGTGCAGCCAGTTGTGCGGTGCCTTGGGCCTGACCAAAGCGCTGTGCCTGTGCGGCACGCTGCGCTTCTTCGGCGGCAAGGGCTGACTGCAGGTTCTGCTGAACCGCTTGGTTTTGCGCCTGTTGAGCGGCTTGTTGTGTTTCAAAACTTGCTAATTGGCTTTCGCGCCCAAACTGCGCCGCGCCTAACTGTTGTGCAAAATTTTGTTGAATTGCTTGATTTGCTAATTGTTGAGCAGATTGCCCTTGAGCAAAGTTTTGCGCGATGGCGCGGTTAATTGCCTCTTGCGCCTGTTGCCCCGTTTGAAACGAGGCCAGTTGCGCTTCTCTGCCGAACTCACCCGCCGCAAGACGTTGGGCGAACTGTTGGGCCTGTGCTTCATTTGCAAACTGCCCAGAAGCCAACGCTAACTGCGTGTTTTGCGCGATTGCGGCGTTTTGCGCTTGTTGCGCTTGCTGTCCCATGCCAAATTGCTGACCTGCCAACTCTGCACCAACTTGTGCGCCGGTAACGGCCTGCCCGAAACGTTGTTGTTGAGCCTGCATAGCGGCTTGCTCTGCCGCTTGTGCTTGTGCAAAGTTTTGAGCAATAGCCCTGTTTTGCGCTTCGCGGGCTTGTTGACCCATTTGGAATTCGGACATTGCGCTTTGTCGGCCAAATTCGCCTCGCTGTGCCGCTTGCCCAAACGCCTGTTGCTGCGCCATGTTTTGCGCTGACTGTGCGGCCAAGGCTTGTTGAAAATTCTGTGCAATAGCCTCGTTAAACAACCCCAAGCCTTGTGCGCCAAGGCCAAATTGCTGCATTGCGGCTTGATTGGCAAACCCCGCCAAAGCCTGCTGTTCAGCAAGCCCTTGTTGGCGCATCGCCGCATCAATGTTGATGCCTTGTGCTGCGGCTTGTAACAACAAATCGTTTTCTTTTTGCCCTTGCGCCTGCATCGCGGCGTTGAACGCTTCGCCGCCCGGTCGCAGACCTTGATTGACAAGTTGTGTGTATAACTGCTGCCGTTCACCCTGCAACTGTGGGGCAAGACGCGACAAAATTGCTTGTTGCGCTGTTTGCCCTGCCCCAACGGGCATGGCTGCAAGATTTTGCGTATTAAGTTGCCGCTGCAGTTCGGGCGTACCAAGATCGCCGCGAGCATATCCAAACCGACCTTCTTGGACGTTCCGCGCTACATCGCCCACCCCAGACAAATTGAGCGATTGCGATAACCCGGGGGCAGCAGGGCCAGCGCCCGCAAGCCCAAACATCCCAAGTTCTGCAGTTGGCCCAACTTGACCAACTCCAGTTAAATTTAAGCCACCGATTGTCGGGGCGGCGGGGCCGCCCTGCGCTTGACCAAATTGACCGATGCCTGTTTGCACCCCAGCCATGCCAGACGTATCAAGCCCTTGAAATTGCACGCCAGCAGGGCCACCAGCCGCTTGACCATATGCGCCTGCGGCGGGGCCACCTCCAGCGAAAGGGAAAAATCCGGTTAAACCTTGCAAATTCAAACCTGCAGGGCCACCCTGCGCCATACCAAACTGGCCTGCGCCGACGCCTTGGCCCACACCGCCCACGCCCGAGTAATCAACGCCGTACTCACGCGGGAGGCCGATGTAACTTGAGCCTGCGGGGGCAAACCCTGTTTCGCCTATTGCCGTCTGCGGGCCGCCATACTGGAACGCTGCAAGATTTTGTGCAGCAGGGCCGCCTGCGGCTCGCTCACCTGTCCCAATCTGACTGGGGAGTTGTTCGGTGTAATACCCTGTTGTCGGGACATATCCACCCGCGCCCGGGGCAAATTGCATATCGCCCGTTGCAAAGCCCATATCCACATAACCGGCTTCGCCGCGATACGGGATATAACTCCCCGGGGTCGCTACCGCGCCTGCGTAATCTACGCCATACCGCAAACCGGGGATGCCTTCCGGTCTAAAGGCCGAGGCAATACCGAGTTGCGATAGACCGCCCGCTGCGCCTGCTGCGGCTTCGCTTAACCCGAGTTGAGCGCGTTCTTGGGCGCGGATCGCTGCCTCTGCCGTGGGCGACACGCTTTGGATGATGGTGGGTTGGAGATAACCTAGCGTTCCCGCATCGCCCGCTTCGCCTCCCGCACTTCCAGCGCCCGCCGTATCGGCCAAATTAGGATACGTCCCGCCATAACCCGCGCCGACATCACGCGTTGTGGAGGTGCCATACCGCAATGAGGCTTCGCGCTCTGCATCAGCGGGGGACAATCCTGCGTTGATCATGTCCTGATAAAAACTCTGTCGCGTGCTGCCGGGGACAACGCCTGCGGGTGCGCCCGTAGTTGACGGCTGCCCTATCGCCTGATTGGCGTAATTAAAAACAACCTGCTGCCGCCCGTAAGGCGTGATGATGTTGGGATTTGACAGGATAGCCGAGGTCTTTGCGGCCTCTAGGTTTTCCTGTCCTTGCTGTTTAGCGAGCGCTGAATAATCAGGCGCTGGCGGTGGCGCTGGTGATCTTTTGCCCATACCGAGGCTCCAAGTACCGACACTTGTCGGGTGTCTGCGTCATCAAAACAATGTCTCCAGAGTCGTGCGCGGCACCTTTAATCCGCGCTTCTTCCGAAAACCCCATCTTGCTGACCAATGCGAGCGCCCGGGTATGGTTGCTGCTAATTGGCCCTATGATCTTATCAACATTTGCGACGTTGTACGCATAGTCATACACCGCCGCCATATACGCTGGGGTAACCCGTTCCCACGCTATGTGGCAAACCACGGATCGCCCGTTCCAGTTCTCGTAGACCGTCCCTGCGACGATCTTGCCGTTATGTTCAAGCCCAATGGCGGTTGAGCGGTTGGGGTCAAACGCCCCTTCCGTCTGCGCCGTAACCCATGCCCCAATGTGGGGGCCGCTGACTATATTCCAGCCCATCCGAGTTGATACACCACATCCGTTGAGGCCCATTGAATTTGCAAGTTTTTGCTACTGCTAGTGAACGAAATGGCACCCGAATACCCCAGCCCGGTCACGCCTGACTGGTTGTTCGTAATAACCACATCCGAACCCCAAAGCGCCACATCCCATAACCCCACCCCCCACAGCCCCGCCGTGGTTGGCGAGAACGACAATGCGCCGGTTTGGTCTACTGTCTGGAAGTCGGTGTTGATACCTATGACAATCTGCGGCTGACCGTTGCTGAAAATGCTGGGTCGGGCGCGGGTGAAATACTTAATAACACCTCGCGTTTCAAAGTAGTTAAACGCCTGCAGCGCTTTCGTTGGGATTGGCTGCCCATCGTCCATATACCCGTTGTCGCCTTGCGTCCACGCTTTTGCGACGTAGGTATTGCCACCAAAATACGGTTCGCTCCCTACTAAAGCCCACGATGACGCACTCCAGCCCGTGAAATTGCACCACGCTTTTGTGATGTTGTTCATCACAAACTGTTGCTGACCAGAGGCCACCGGGACGTTGACAATTAGGGCATTGTTAAGCGGGTTATAAAGCAACGCCCAACCAAAAGTGTCTTTATACGTTCTTGCCGCCGATGCGAATGCGCCTTGGATTTTGTCTGATAGCGCAATGTTAGGGTCAAGCCGCGACGATTGCAGCGCTGAAGCGAACGGAATCAATCCATCCAGCGTCAAAATCAGCAAATCACCGCCGTATTTGGTCACGCAACGCCGAGAAATGGGTTGCCCAATAACCCATACGCCAATCAGCGCCCATGTTGATGCGCTGCTAGGATCGGTGCCGCGATAAACGGCGACTTCGCCTTTGTCGCTAATCAGAACAAGGTTATCGTCAACGCCGTAACCCGCATCAATCGTCCATGTTGCCATCGCGGTCAATTTGCCGCCAAAGTGCATGACGCTGGACAAATCAAGGACGTTTGCTACACCACCAACTGCAGCGGTCGGCAAATACCATGCCTTCAATGTGTTCTTTTGAATAAACCACAATCTGTTCTTAAACAGCGTTGGGCATTCAAGTTCGGTGGTGGTGACTCCCGTGATTGCGGGTGTTGATACGCCGTCAATCGGCGTCCATGTCGTCCCGTCGTACAGTAACGGCTTATCCACGCCATTTGCGGTGTAAAGAAAACTACCGCCTGACGTTGTGACGTTTGTGTATTCCCACGCGGAGTTTGACAAACTTGCAACCAACGCAGACCCCGCCGTGCCTGCAGACGTAACGTCAAAAATCTTTGCATCAGAAATTGCAAACAGTTTGACGGCTGACCCTGCGTTGTAGGTCATCAATGTGTCTACTGGCCCGGGCAACCCTGTTTTGTGCTTTGTGTACCCGCCACGCAAATTGACGTTGCTGACGCTGGGGAACATATTTTCCAAATACACGGCATCGGTCGGAGCCATGTTGGCAAGCGCATCCCGCGCATTCCAGCCGCCCACAGGGGCGGGGAGCGAAGCGACGTTTGCCGTCGTGCGCTGAATTAACCGTCTGCGAACGGGCGAGGCCATTATTGGCTATCCGTGCCGTAGCCGCTGTCGGGAATGTTGTCGTAGCCGATGAGAACGGTGCCGGGGCGCGGCGCAAACGACAGGTTTGCCGCTGCCATATCTTGCCCCATCGCCGTTTCCAACTCGGCAAGGTAATCACGATACAACGCTGTCGTATCAAATCCTTTGGCCTCAAAATACTTTAACTTTGTGCCAAGAACCATTACGCGATCTGGATAGATGCAAGTATCCGTATCAGCGGTCAAACTGTTTTTAGCAACGCCAAGAGCGTTTTCGGCCCACGCATTGCTGCGATACTCAAACCCAAGGAGTTCGCCTGCGTTCATTCCCGGCCAAATTTGAAAATATGGCCCCAACAATCGCCAACGAATACGCGGGCCGGTGCTGATGTAGCCCGAGAGCAGCCATTCCCATTGCTGCGGCGATTCTGGGCCAAGCATTTCCCAACGCTTGCTCTTGTCCCAATGGGTTCGGTTAACCGTGCTGTTGTAATCAGCGGGCAGGTCGTATTTGACCTTTTGAAAAATGAGTTGGCCGTCTACAGCCGCCTGCGTGGGCTTGTAATTGATGGTGACGGTGTTGGTTCCCGTTACGGCAGTAATATAGGTTGCGTTCGGGATGCCCGTGCCTTGCACCTGATATGACGTTGACAGCCCTGCGGTGGAGGGGATGCCCGTGATCGTATAACTGCTTGTTGACCACGTTCCTGTCGTTGACGTTGCCTCGGTGTAAAACGTGTGCTGCTTGGTTAATTCACGCCAATCAAACCGACGGAGCAACTCATAACCACACGCATTCATCAAGGCTAAAATCTGAATAACGTCTTGGCTGGCGTTGCCCGCTACTGTGGCGGGCGTAGGAATACCGAGTTCGTTTGTGCATTGCTGCACTAGTTGCACCATCGTGCTGCCCATACTATGTCTCCACTACTTTTGCGGGACGACCGCGCTTTGGCTTGTCCATCATGGCAGCCATCTGCGCCTGAAGTTCGGCTAACTGGCGCTTCGTATCGGCCAGTTCTTCGTTGCTTTCGCTGCGGTTCTTGCGGTTAAGGTACATCCGCGCCTTTTCGCGCATCCCGGTTGCACCCATGCCCACGCGCTGCAGTTGACTGTCAGAGGCTAACGCCAACTGCTCCACCGTCACAAACTTGAGGATATTCAGTTCCGCGATCATGTCCTTGCTGACATCCTCGGGGAAATCCCGATGCCATTGCGTGAGCGGCGTGCCGATCTGCTCGGCGGCGCTTTCGCTTTGCTGCATCTGGTAATACAACCATTGCCGAGGGAAACGCTGCTTATGATCGTCGCGTACCGGCTGGTCAATGATGTTGGTCTTGTCTCCCGGGGCCATGATCCGCACATAAGACT